GGCTGCAGCACCTTGAGCATAGGGGTGCGGGATGGAAGAGAGCACGGGCGCGATGAAGTCTTTCGCTGAGCTTACAGCATCAGCAAACCATTCACCTAACCCGTTCATCCTCTGGGGAACACCAGTAGGCATCGTTCTTATGACCTCCGAATACAGCTCGAGTGCGGCTGAATCATTGCGACAGCTTGGCTTAGCAAGCACCACCAGATCGGTTTCTTGGTTAGTCGGGAACCGTTCGATGATGTAGATAGCATTGAGCTGAAGCGTTGTCGTATTGGACAATCCGGAGAAGTACGCGCCTGAATGGTTGAACTTCGTGACGTTGGTCTCGAAGGCCGACAACAATCCGAGGGTTCCGCTCTCGTAGGTGTACGTGATCGAAACTGACGGCTGCGAAATCATCGCATAGTTGGGGTCTCCTGGATTACTAGTCAGGATGAGCGAGCAATTGTTCGTGCCAGTAGGGACTTCAGAAGAGTTCATCGTCGGAACGACGTAGCACCCCTCTTTAGCCTTCCACTGACGAGTTCCCTCAAGCAGCATAGCCGCATTGGTCGAGGGAGGTGGAGGAACAGATCGCAAGACATCCATATAGCCATAGTTGCCACCCCCTGAGGGGGCATTTGATGTCCAGTTGTTGACGAGGATAGTCTTAGCACAATCCAAGTCGGGCATCGGCTGGCGATACGAAGTTACCAACCCCTGGATGTTCAGTTCAGAGGTTGTGTTGATCACCTCAAAACCCATACCGATGACCCGGAACTCGTTGGAGAGGTACGGGGTCAGCTGAGTCGTGAAGGGATTAGTGACTGTTGTCCCAGCATAGGCATAGGTAGCATTCCCACTAGCCACGCGATCAACAGAGAGTCCGTTCCAAGACGAGCCTGAGGGATTAGCCCCAGTCCCAATCAAGAAGACGTTCCCACTGTCGCTCCCCTGAAGGAATTGCGTAGAAGTATTGAGAGCGCTGCCCAGCCAAGGAAACTGATGGATATGAGCATCCCAGTTTCCAGAAACGCCTGATGGCGCAGCCAGGGTGGTGCTGAGCTTAACCACTTGAACCACAGAAGCAGCCTCATTAGTGTCAGGGTAGCCAGACACATTAAGAGGACTATCATGGTAGGGGTCAACGGCAGAGATAAGCCAATCTCTCCCGCACTCAGTGAGTCCGACCTTTGAGCCAATAGCATTGAGAAGACGCTCGCTACGGGCCTGATCAGCTGAACTCATGCTCAGGTGTATGTCTCAACAATGGA